ATCTAACATTGCTTTCTTTGTCATATCAGCAGCAGATCCTTGAATTAATTTATTCATAGCTTTGTATGTAAAACATCTTTTAATTTTTGGATTTAATTTTAATTTTTCAATATTGGATTCCGGATATTTTACCAACCATCCTTCTATAAATTTTTGTGTAGCTTCTTCTTTAGTTAATGGTGTAGACATTACTCCCATTTTAAATTCATCTACTTCCCATTTATCAAATCTACATCTTCTACCTAATAAAGTTTTAATTGCACCTTTTTCATTAGCAACTCTAGAAGTAAAGTTCATAAGTTCTTTAACAAATGGAACGTTATCGTGATATTGATTAAATAAATTTTCAGCTTCACCCTTAGTAGATAAACCAAGTTCAGCCTGTAGTTTAGTTTTACCCATTCCATAAAACAAACCAAGATTAATAGTTTTAGCTTGTGATCTAGATATCTTAGCCATATCAGCAACTGTTTGGTGAAAGTCTACGTTGTTGTTTTCAAATCTTTCTACAATAGATTTAACAGATTCATCAAAACAAATAGGTTCTGTTCCGGCAGCATAATGCACAACTAATCTTGGTTCCTGTTGTGAGTAATCGAAACATCCCCACTTATGTCCAATTTCAGGAATAAATAATGATCTAATCATTGGTCCTAAATCCTTATTACGAGCAGGTATCTGTTGTAGATTAGGATTAGAATAAGAAAATCTTCCTGTAACAGTTCCACCTTGATCAGATCTAATAGGATTGATGTCAGCATGGATACGACCTTTGTGTTCAAATCTTAAAATTGTATCAATGAAAGTTGTATGAGCTTTGTTTATTTCTCTTGCTTTTGCAATCATTTGTACTATAGGGTGTTTGTGTTCCTGTAAAAAATTTTTAGTGAAAGAGGGCGCAGATGATTTCTCAGTTCTTTCGTAATGTAAACCAAGCTTATCAAAAATTGTTGATATGCTTCTTGCTGCCCAAATCTGTGGTTCTATCCCTACTTGCTTTTTTATTTCTGTTAGTATGCCTTGTTCTTGTGACAACAGCTGCTGCTTTAGTTTGTTTGCTCGCTCTATATCGACTCTTACACCTTTAAATTTCATATCAATAAGACAAGGAAATAGCTGTGTTTCTAACTTAAGTATTGGTGCTAATTTTTGTTTATTAATTTCTTGATCTAATACTTTAAATAATTTTAATGTTAATTCTGCGTCTTTTTCAGCATAAGAACCTACATACATGGCTGGTAATTTATACATTTCAGATTTTGGATCAATTCCCCAAGATTGTGCAGCTTCATTTAAAGCTGTTTCATTTTTAGTTTCTCCTAAATAATCAAAGGCAACACTGTTTAATGAATACCATAATCTATTTTCATCAATTAAAGATGCCATAACCATAGTATCTATTATCTCTCCATTTATTTTGACGCCCGCCGCTCGAAGCCAGCATACGTCATACATTGCATTGTGAAATAATTTAGTATTAGGTGCGGCACAAACTTCTTTAATCCAAGACATAACTTTATCTTTATCTAGATTACCACCTCCTTCATGTGCTATTGGATAATAAGCTGACCAACCATCAACAGCTACAGCAATACCAACAATATTACCATGACCTCTTACAGCTCCAGATCCTTTTGCTTTTAACTCAGGATCTTTAGTCTCTAAGTCAATAGCTACATGACTATAGCCTTTAAGACTTGGGAAGTTATCTGGACAAATCCATTCTTTCTGAACTTCAAACATTATAATCTCTTTCAATAATCATTTCTAAATAATGTATAGCCTTTAATATATCTTCTTTCTTACCTTTAAGTTTATGTCTACATATATACTTTATTGCGTTGCCTTCCGCAAATGGTAAATCGTTATCATTTATAAATTTAGAAGGTTGTATCTTCATTTTTTTATAATGAGCACCACCTACTTGTTTAAAAAAAGCTTTATTTGTCATAATATTGGATCTCCTATTGTATAATAATATTCTTCAGTTGGTTGCATGATATATAAGTTCTCCTTCGTTCTGGTTACACCTACAAAAAATGTTCTATGTAATGGATCAGCATTCTTCTGTGCTTCATCATAGATCTTCTTGGTTAAATCTATAAACAAAACAACATTATCGCATTGCTCACCTTTTACACCATGTATTGTAGATACTTTAATTCTTGCTTCTTTAAATAAATCTTCACCTGATTCTAATAATTTTTTTATATATAATTTTGATTGTTCTTTTATTTTTAATTGTTCCCAACTCCCTGATATAAGTAAGCCATGATTTAACATAAGTTCATCTAAATCAACTGTGTCTATATTTTGTAATGAATCTCCACTTGAAAAACCTCTTTTAGTATGTCCCATGTCATAAGAAAGATATTCATAAATACTCATTGCTTCTTCTCCACCAACCGTTGCACCTTGATTTAATCTTACCCAAACACGATAAGCTTCTAATAACTGTTTTGGCAATAAGTCATTGTATTTACAGTCAAATCTTATGTTTAAATAATTTAAATATTCTACAACTGGGCGCATCATTTCATTAGTTATAGATAAAATCATCCAATTTCCTTTTGTAAAATCAATATTTTCTAAAGAATAATTTTCAAATACTTTACCTTCAGCATCTCTAGGTAACCAAACTTTTTCTCTTCGTTTAGTTATATGTGGTAAAATAGTTAATGCTTTTTTAAGAACAATTCTTGGAACTCTTCTTGATTGTGTTCTTGGATCTAGTGTTCCTTCTAAGTTTATAAATATATCTGCATCAGCACCTTGAAACGAATATATCGTCTGATCATCATCCCCTGCAATGTATGATCTCTTACACTTTGATTCAATGTAAAAGAACATATCCCATTGCAGAGGACTCAGATCTTGTGCTTCATCAAGAAAGACTACGTCGAGGGGAGGACATTTATCTTTCTTAACAAACTCGTTAATCATATCAGAGAATTCAATCATTCCTGTTTGTTCTTTGTATGATTTTAAATCGGCACTAACTTGTTCAATAAAATCTATATTAACAAAATGATGGTAATCTAATTCAATAGCTGAATCTAATAATGATATTTTTTTAGATCTTGAATGTTCTATAATTTTCATTTCTCTACCTTGATATGCTGGCATACCATTTTCATATTCACCTTGTTCAAAAGAAATATCTGAACATATCTTTGAAAAGTTTTTAAATGCTTTCCATTTAGATCCTTTTAATAATCTTTCAGATGTGTTTATTCTAAGTTCTTTTGTTCCCATTTTATGCATAGTTCTAACATTTGGAAAATCTTTTTTTACATTTAATTTAGGAAACAAATCTCCAATTCTTTTTAAAGCTTCATTTGTAGCTGCATTACTAAATGTAATATATGCAATCTTATGAGTAGAAGTTTTATATTCTTCTACTTCTTTCTTTAAATAATGATTTATTAAATGATAGGTTTTACCTGTCCCTGGAGGACCTGGAATAATAGTTCTCATTCAAAAGCTGCTTTCTTTAATTTTGTTTGTCTAATATTAGGTTTTTCTAATTTAATAGTAGGCATCCCTAATACTCTATTATTAGTTCCATTTATTTTTATTGTTTCTTCTTTTGCTTCAAATATCTGTTCTAATAATCTTAAAGTTTTTGGTCTTGGATAATGTTTATCTGGCCAAGATTTAGTTCTTTTTAAATATTGCCAAAAATCTCTAAATTTAAAAAATGTTTTATTAATTTCTTTATTAGAAAAAGGTAAACCTCTTAAAATATCTTCCATTTCTTTAGCTGAAGATTTGTTAATGAAATCAGTTAATAAATCTTTTAATTGAACATCAATTTTAGCTGAATCAGGAGCTTTAACTTCTTGAGCATTAGCAAATAATTTAGATATTAATTTTCTCCATATAATCTTTCCAATAGGAAGTAATGGTTTAGATATTTGATTCATACATGCTATAGAAAATTTATCAGCATCATGAATTGTCACATCATCTACTTCAACACTTTCACCATCAACATTTACAAAGAATATAGGTGGATCTGATGTATATATTCTAAGATCAGCTATTTCTGGCGGTGGTGCATCTTCACCTACTCCAAATTCTCTTTTAGAACAAACTTTGGCATTACAGAAATCGATCATTGGAGATAGTTTACATTGATATCTATAATCTTTTTTATTAACTGAGTTTATCAAGTTTTGTATTTCAGAATGTCCTAAAGGAGGTTTCATGTATTGCTGATCATATATAACCATTTTTGTTTGCCATTCATTTGGATATCTTTTCTTTAAATAAACACCTACGTTATACATCATAGTGTTTCTACCGCCTTGAGACATTCCATCTTTTAATATTGCTTGTAAGCAAGGAGGAGCTCCTTTTAAAAAATCATCTGAATCATCTGTTTCAACTATTTTTAAATTAAATAAATCTTTTTCAGTTAAAGAATATTTCTCATGTAATTTAAAGAATTGTTCAATCTTTAATGGTTCACCATTATCATCAAAAGCAAATCTAACTGATTTATCACTTCCATGATATGGAATATTTAAAAAGCTACCTGTATCTCCTCTATCTGTTCTAATAAAATCTTGTTTAGGAAATATTTCAGCTTTTGCATAACCTAAAACAGATGCAATCTTCTTTAATCTTTCTCTCATTAAACTTGCTGCTACAAATTCTTTAGCAAATAAAAATACATGTGCACCCCCTGACTTTGATCTAAACAAAATCATAGGTATGTTTTTTTCTCTAATTTTTTTAATAAATTCTTTATGATCAAATGGATATTTATCTATATCAATACATCCCCATTTACATTTATTCTCCTCTGTAATTGGTACAATACCTAATGCAGGTTCGGCTCCATCTAAATGAGCTTGCCATAATGCATCAGTTACTGGTTTTTTTATTGTAAATGATCTAGCTTCATGCTTACCATTTTCCGAAAATTCTTCTGTAACTTTTGTTTGACCGTAAGCTGTTTGCAGCCCAGTAAATATCTTCTTAAAACTTTCTAACATTTCACCCTCTGTATGTTGGGTGGCATTTCTGCCACCCAATTTATTAATTATCTTCCGTTAGTTAAACTTTGATAGAATTGTTTAGCTCTTTCATAAGTTGACGCATTACTAACAGGACCAACTTTTTGGATATTATATCCATACCATTGGTTTCCTTTACCTGAGTTTAAGATAGTTGTTATCTTATAAACATGACTGAAAGAAGGAGGAGTATAAAGTCCATTCTTTCCTTCCATAGTTATAGACATCATCATAGAGTTCCATTTTCTACTTATCTTACCTTGAGATGAACTCATAGATATTAAAGCAGTTTCAACAGAACCATCTTCATCTGCAATTAAAACAAAGTGTTGTCCAACTGTTAAGATGTAATGACCATTTGGTAGTCTATCTTTCTTAGACACAGGGTCTTGTGTTGTTTTAGATAATATATCAGAAGTGTCTGGATATATATTCTCTGGTCTACCAGAACCAGTTCCGAAATCAGACCATTCTTGATATTCTAATTTATAATGACAAGGAATAACATTTATTCCTTTAGCACCATCATAAACTTTCTTTGTTACTGTATTTAATAACATTCCTGGCTCTGCACCTTGAACATAATTTGCATTACGATTTTGTGCTTCTGCAGAACCATTTTGTAATAGTTTTAAGATTGGCAAAGCAACAC